CACACTTGCTCGTGCGAAGTCGGCTATTAAACTATCAGGCAATGCTCCAAGACCAGCAGGTATTAGAGCCGCCGTATATAGAAAATATCCACAACTTAGACCAAAAGCTAAAGGGAGGAAAAAATAATGGTAGCAAAGAAGAAAGGCTTGTATGCAAACATACATGCTAAACGTAAACGCATTAAAAAGGGTTCAGGCGAAAAGATGAAGAAGAAAGGAGCCAAAGGACGCCCAACAGCTAAACAATTTAAAAAAGCAGCCAAGACTGCTAAAAAGAGAACATACAAGAGGAAAAAGAAATAATGGCACCTAAAAAGAAAAAAGATGCTAAGTTAACTAGAGCTGGAGTATCAGCTTATAATAAACCTAAGAGAACCCCGAACCACCCTAAAAAGTCACACGTGGTTGTGGCTAAAGAAGGAGGTAAGACTAAATTAATTAGATTTGGTCAACAAGGTGTTAGCACAGCAGGTAAGAAGATGGACCCTAAGTCCAAAGCCCGAAGAAAGAGTTTTAAAGCGCGTCACGCTAAGAATATCAAACGGGGTAAAATGTCTGCTGCATACTGGGCTAATAAAGTTAAATGGTAATCTTTATATACTAGGGCCTTCTAAATATAATAGGCTCTCACAGTAGGGCCAAAGCTTCACAGGATACTTATCGCAAGCGTCTTTGAGGGAGCCCAAACAACAAAGGACAACTATGTCAAATAATACAAACAATGAAACAGCAGCCAACGAAACAGCTGACGATGGAAATATCACAGCTCTTCTTGAGACTGTAGAAGAATCTGGAATGTTAGACCAAATAATGGACGAACCAATTTTAGCAGGATTAACTACTATGGTATTAATTTTAGCTAGCGCAGTAGCTTATCAAGTACCCGCAGTTAAAGAATTAATATTCAAGTACTTAAAAAATAACGAAGCTGAATTGATGAAGATGTTAGATGGAAATCTAAGCAAAGCCCAGATGAAAGCTTTTGAAAAGCTAGATGAACAAGCACAGAAGCACGTAAAAGACTCATTAGTTCGAAATGTATTGATAACAGCATGGGATGAGAAAGACGACGAACTTGCCGCATTAGTCAAGTCTAAAGTCAAATCAGCCCTTGATGAAGGCAAATCACTTTGAACGTAGAGGATTACGAGCAGCGGTTACGTCAGCGAGTAGGAGAAGGGGAATATGAACGTCATAAAGAACTTGTACGCTTGCTGGCTCGCAATCTTGCTCTTGAAGACATACTTTGGGAAGAAATTCTTGTATGTATTCGGGATGTACACGCTCGAACAGAGCTCTTGCGTCAAAGAAATACAATCGTTAAAGACATACATACAGAGTTCAGAGCGCTGAACATAGAAGTACCTACGACTGTAGAAAAGAATACCGAAGCCTTTGCTTCATTTTTAGGAGAATTGTCAGATGATAAAGGAACAGAAGAATCTAAAAAGCCTGATGACAGGTAAAGGTGGATTAGATTCAAGAAGTTTAGAGAAAATATTCAAACAATGTAGACAAGATAAGGAAAAAATGCGCAAATTGCTTAAAGCTTTTTGTACAACATATCTTATCGACGGTGAACAACGACCATTACTACTTAGGCCATTACAAGAAGATATAGTTTTAGAATGTTTAATGGAAAGAGATGACGACAAACAAACTAAATTAGCAATATTAGCTCCACGAGGCAGTGGGAAATCGTTCGCATTGTCTGTAGCGGTGACTATATATATGTTTTTTAATAGATTTAGAGATTTAGTATTTATATTGGCTCCTACTGAGGACCAAGCAGCTCTAATCTTTAACTACGTCTATAGACATTTTGCTGATAACAGTTTTTTAAACGGCTTAGTTAAGAATTATCGCTTTCATAACAAGCCCAACATAACACTTAAGGGGGGCACAATAATGCGTAGAGCTCCATTGGCGCCTAGTAACCAAGGACAAGCTATCCGTGGACAACACCCTACGTTCCTCGTAGTGGACGAATCTCCACTAATTGATGATAAACTATTCATTGACAATGTAGAGCCTGCTATTGTCGCTAATAAGGCACCTTTTATTAATCTAGGCACTCCTAAGTCAAAAGATAATCATATGTATAAGTATCTTTATGACGATGGTTATGCTGATACATTTAAAAGATTACACTATACATGGAGAGACGCCGTAAAGAAAGGGGATGCTTATTCAGCTCCCTACACTGATGAAGAAATGTTAGATAAAATGACTGAATGGGGAGAAGATTCCGTCTACTGGAGGACAGAATATGAATGTGAGTTTGTAGAGTCTGTATCGAACGTATTTAATCCAGAAAAAATAAAGGCGTGTTACGATGATTACATACTTAATAGACTTGATGGGGATGGAGACAAGAGAGGAGGCAATATTACTGTTGGTGTTGACATTGGCAAATCTGTTAACTCTACTGTCATTAGTGCATGGTCCCTTGAAAAGTCTGACGAAGAAAATATTGCTAGACTTATATACATTGAAGAAATCAATGCCAGAACTGGTGGACATGATATTCCATACCAACGTAGACGTATCATGGACGTTACCAACCAGCTTGGTGCTAATCGGCTCATTGTTGATTGTACTGGTATGGGTGGTGCGGTTGAACATGATTTACGGTTGGCGTGTTTAGAAACTGACGTTCATTTTGTTGCGTTTGTTTTTACAGGAGGACCAAAAGGGACAAAAACACAAATGTATAGAGATTTTACTTCTTATATACAACAAGGACGTGTAAAAGTACCCAATCCAAAAGGATTAGAACAACCAGAAGCTAAACTAATTAATAAATGGACTAAAGAACATATTGATTTAGAATATACTATGGATGCAGCTAATAAGACAGAAAAAATATCTGCACCGTCAGGTAGACATGATGATTATTGTGATAGTACTGCAATGGCTTTACATGCTACTTTAAGTATGTTACCAATGTCAGGTAACTTTGCACAATCAATAGTGTCACGTCCAATTAATAAAAATTATTCAGCATCGGTAGGAAATCGCGGAACTCACTCAGGGGTTTCACTTTTCACCACTTCTCAACGAAAACATACACTAAACAAACGCGGGCTAAGGGGAATCTAACACAATCTTTATATACTCATTAAAGTTAATTATAAATAGCCATGTCGTTTATAGATAGAGTTAGACGTACGTTTGCTTCAGTTGGAAGTAATCCTACGTACAAAGAAGACGACCCGAGAAGTTATGGAGCGGGAGTTATACAACGCCTGAAGATTAATAGAGGGTACGCCGTCGGTGGTGAAAAAGATTATGAACCACACATAGGTAAAAACAGAACATATATGAATGTATATTTATCTGACCCTATAGTTCGTAGTTTAATTGATTTACCATGTTTATACGCAGTTAAAGATAACTTTGACATTGTAACAGCCGATGAAAATGTAAGAGAAGAAGTAGAAGAAATGTTCCGAGATATAAATATAGAACATATATTGTATGGTTGGTTAAGAAATGCCCGTATTTTTGGTACTGGATATTTAGAATGGACTGGAGACAACTTAGTACTCAGGTCTAGTCAAAACATGTTTGTCAAAAGGAATGAACATGGGCAAATAGAATATTACTATCAAAAAATAGGAGATGACCAAGAAAATATTAGATTTGAAGAAGATGAGATTATTGAATTGAAGAATAACCAGTTTGATGATTTTGCTTATGGATTATCTGACATACATCCGATATTATATCTTGTTGATTTAAAAGACTATGCAGAACGTGACATAGGTGCAGCACTAAACAAATACGCTAATTCAAGGTATGATGTTTCTGCTGGATTACCTGACATGCCTTATGGTCCAGATAAAATTAACGAAATAGTAGAAGCATTTAATAATTTAGCGCCCGGTGAAGATATCATCCACGGAAACGATATAGTTATTAAAGAACTACAAGGAACTCAGCGTGCATTTGAATATGGTAAATATACAGACGATATTATGGATAAAATACATGTGGCTCTGAAAACACCAAAAACAATGTGGACAGACCCAGATAAAGCACGACCTATTTTTGAACCTTATGTAAGATATCTACAAACGATGGTAGAGGGTGCACTTAACGCCCAGCTTATGCCTCAATTAGAAAAAGGAGAAGCTAAATTTAAGTTTAGGCAAATTAATGTTGAAGACGCATTTGTTAAAGCTAAGACTGATATGATATACTTATCAGAAGGAGTTTTATCACCCGGCGAAGTTAGAGAGGAAAGAGGACTTGACCCTGAAGGAGTAGCAGAATTAGACATGGAAACTTCTGAAGACATTAAGGCTTCACCTATAAGACAAGAGCAGGGAGACAAGAATGCAAATATTTCTGGAGGAAAAAATCAAGACAAGAAAGAAGAATCATCCAGAGCACAGAACAGGGGTAACAAACCCTCCGCAAACGCAACAGGAGATAGAGCATGACATTCGATAAATGTATGATAGCTACCAAAGCTACTCTAAGGAAAAGGGGTTTTGATAACTCCGAAGAGATTGCAGCAGGCATGTGTAGCATGTGGGCGCAAGAGAACGGCGTTGAACGGGAATTTGCAGATATCAAATCCGAACCAGTTCGCAGGTCATTTGCTCTTTCAGTTAGTGAAAGTGAAGAAGTGACATTTACAAGCGAAGAGGGAATAGACTCTGTTTCTTTCCCAGTCATCGCTATAACATCGGGACTTCACGAATATGAAGTCGACGGTGATATGAATAAAGTTTATATTGAAAAAGGGATGCTAAAAGATAATTTAACTTCTTTTACTGACCTTCCGATATATGTAGACCATCAAAGAACAGCCGAGGACCTAATCGGCATGGCTGCTAATCCGGAGCTAATCGAGATGGAAAATGGAAAGACCGCAGTAAAGATGTTGGCAACAGTATCTAATAAATATGGCCGCGGTGAAGAAGTAATGAATAAAGTTAAGGAGGGAGACATGACGCATGTTAGTATCGATTGGTTTTCCAATGACATTGATGTGATGGGTGATACATTCGCCACAAAGATTCGTCCTACAGAGGTAAGTTTCATTGACAATGAAAAGATGGACCCAGTATGTAAGGAATGTACGATAGAAACGAAGTGTGATTCACAAGAACCTGATGACGACCACGACTGTGGTTGTGGTGGCCATGAAGGAACATGTGGATGCGATAATACAGAGGAACAAACTATGTCAGAAGATAAAGTAGAAACTAATGTAAAATCCGACGCAGAAAGCATTGTCGAACGCGAGTTCGCTTCGCTACGAACTCAACTTGAGGAAGCAACTGCATCTAAGAAGGATATCGAATCTCAGTACGAAGCTGCTATGAAAGAAATAGAAGCATTCAAATTAGCTGAAGAAGAGAGAGCCGCAAAAGAAGCAGAAGCCCGCAAGTTAGAAGCAGTAGAAGCAATTATATCCAGAGAAATCTTATTCGGTACAGTCGAAGAAGAAAAGAAGGATGCACGTGTAGAAGAACTTTCAGCTTGGGATGAGTCCAGATTGACTGGATTTAACGACGCTCTAGCAGCAATGCCAGAGCCAAACATGGATGTCGAAAGAACTTTCGGAAAAGGTAAAGTAGCTTCAGAAGATACAGAACCAGTTGTCGAGAGAGAATTCGGTATGACAAAGGACAACAGTGGCAGAATTCGATTGAATGCTGACTACTACAAAAAAGGTGATTAAATATGGCAACAGAAATTTTAATTAATGACGGTGGAGCTCCAGCACGTATACTTCCGTATACCGCAGCTGAAGCTATCGTAGCCGGAGATGCATGTACCATTGATGCCAATGGTAAATTGCAAAAAGCAGACACAGGCGATGCGCTATTCAAATTTGCATACGCAGGTATTGCTCTAACAAACATTGACTCAGGAGCTGTAGGTTCCTTAGTAACTGGTGTTGGAGTAGTATTGAACATCAACTGTGCAGATGTAGCAGCTGGTTCAGCTATGATGATGGGAACAGTCGCTGGTAGATTACTATTAGCAACCAACGCAGCAGCAGCAGCTAAAGCACAAGCCGTTACGTTAGAAAATAACGCAGCAGCAGGACTGACCAAGTGTCAGACGCTCTAAGGAGATAAAGAAATATGACAGAATACCCAGCAGCAACGCCCGGTTTATTGACCAGTTTGAATACTGGCTCCGTGGACGGAGGACTTGGAGAGAGAGTACTTATTGATTACAAAGAAGCTATCATGGACTACAAAGTCACTGAACTTCCTGTAATGTCTTTCTTTGCAGAACCAATGACCACAGATACCGGCGGTAATATTGATATTACACTAGCACGCCCAAGCATGAAGCTTGAGCAAATAAACGAAGGAACAACTCCTGAATACCAACACACTAAACTACGCTCCGAGCGTATCTCAGTGAAAGAATGGGGTATAGCAGTAGGTGTTACCCGAAGAATGATTGAAGATT